GGGATACCATCTAATGCTAGACTGCAAGGCATGTGATATTCCCTCAATCATGGATTATGATAACGTCTATAAGTTTGCCAAGCAGCTTGTAGAAGATATCGAAATGGTTGCTTTTGGTGAACCGCAAATCGTTAATTTCGGTAGCGGTAATAAAGCTGGTTTTACTCTCGTACAGCTTATTGAGACATCTAATATTTGTGCTCACTTCTGTAACGAAGACGGTAATACCTATATCGACGTTTTCTCCTGCAAGGACTTCAGTATCGATAAGGTCGTGGGTCTTGTAGAAAAGTTCTTTAAGCCAGCTCGTATTAGAACTACGTTCGTATATCGAGACGCTAACGACGAATAATAATATAAAAAACATATTAACGTCTAGATATCAAGTTGCCTATATAGTAGCATTATAGGAGAATTATAATGCTACTACCGTCTTCTAAAAAAGAAGCTATGCATCAAAAAAGTCTTTATTTTTATAATGGTAAACCTTGCAAGTATGGTCATCTCTCTAAGAGAATAACCAGGAGTAGTTTATGTTACGAATGCTCACAAAAAGCAAGCTTGAAGTGTTACTATAGTACTAAGTTAGATTTAAATAAAAGAAAACATCAAATCCTTAACCGATTAAAAAATAGAGCTATTAGAGATGGTGAAGCATACGACTTAACTGTAGATAACGTATATTGGCCTACTCATTGCCCAGTTTTTGGCTATGAGTTATCATATGAAGTAGCTGATAAAGATAGGAGCGTTTCTTTTGATAAGCATGATCCAAAAAAAGGATATACAAGAGAAAACGTAGTTATAATGTCTTTAAGGGCTAATAGAGCTAAGTGGAATTTAAACGTGGACGAAGTAAAGGTGTTATATGAATATCTTCTATCTAAGTCATGATCCTAATGAGTGTGCTCGCTTTCATGTGGATCGACATGTCGTTAAGATGATAGTTGAATATGCGCAGTTAATGTCTACTGCGCATCGTATTTTGGACGGCCAGCAATATCAAGGTAAGACTAGGTTGGATAGAAATATTCAACGCTGGCTACTACCTGATGAGCGCGAGGATAAGGTATATAAAGCTTCCCACGTTAAGCACCCGTCTGGACTATGGCTTAGGCAGTCTAACAATAATTATAATTGGTTGTACTGTCTATTTTGCGAACTAGCAGACGAGTATCAATATAGATATGGTAGAGTTCACAAAACTTATGATGAACTCAAAGGTGTCTTAAAAACACCACCTAACAATATTGATGTTGGATATTTTACGCAACCTCCACCTGCTATGCCTGATGAATACAAAGTCTCTGCTGACTCAAAGGTATGCTACAAGGCGTATTATAACGGCGCTAAGCGTAGTTTTGCTAAGTGGACTAAGCGTGAAGTACCTGAATGGTTTAATAAGGAGATCGCATAATGGCTGCTAGAACTGGTTTGAAAAAGTATGGTAAGGGTCGCCGTAAGATCGGCAGTAAGAAGCGTAAAAACAGAGCAATGAATAGGAAGCACTAAATGCAAGTAAAGATGTACACTAAGGATAATTGTCCTTATTGTGTAAAGGCAAAAGCATATTTTGCCAAGAAGAATATAACAGTACAAGAAGTCAAGGTAGGAACTGACATTGCTCGTGATGATTTTATTACTTTGACTGGCATGAAGACAGTTCCTGCCATTTATCTTGAAAATAAGCTGATAGGTGGCTATACTGATCTTATTGAATATGTAACGGATAATCCAGGAGTAATTTAATGGCTGTAAGTGATGTCTTGCTAGAAGAATATCTTGGCGGTATTGCCATGGTAACCTTCGTTAAGAAGACAACAGGCGATGTTCGAGTTATGCCATGCACTAAGAATCTAGCTCTTATTCCAGAAGAGTTACATCCTAGTGGTACGGATACACGAAACCTAAACCCTGATATTATTAGAGTTTTTAGCCTAGATAGAAATGAGTGGAGGTCTTTCTATAAGAGCTCTATCATTAATATTGAAAAGCAACCCGATACAAATGAGCAGGTGAATAATAATGAAGCTAACAATTCTGGACGATCAAACTGATATTGCTGCTAATGCAAAAGGTGGCACTGAGATCATGCGAGATGGTCTCTTCAGTAGAGTAGATAAGGATCTACTCGATAAATTTCAAATTATCTGCTCTAGACCGAACGTTCTTGATCCAGATAAGATCAAAATTCTCTGGTGTCATGATCTAGCAGAAGACCCTGCAGTGAGTAGGCTTTCTGAATCTGGTTATCGCGATCAATTTGACCTATTCGTGTTTGTATCGAACTGGCAAATGGAAAAGTACAAGAACACGCTCGGTATTCCTTATAGTAAGTCCATTGTACTGGAGAATGCTATTGTACCTATTGATAATTGCAATGATAAGAGTAAGGATGTAATTAAGATCATCTACACTCCTACCCCTCATCGCGGTCTAGAATTGTTAGTACCTGTATTTGAGAAGCTTTGTGAGAAGTTCGATAATATCGAGTTGGATGTATTCTCAAGCTTTAAGTTATATGGATGGGAAGAGCGTGACGAACCTTATAAGGCAGTATTTGAACGCTGTGTAGCGCATCCTAAAATTAACTATCACGGTTCGGTTACTAATGATGAGATCCGTGAAGCTCTAAGTAAAGCCCATATCTTTGCCTATCCTTCTATCTGGCCTGAAACGTCTTGCTTATGTCTTATCGAAGCCATGAGTGCTCGTTGCCTAGCTGTCCATCCTAATTTTGCTGCTTTGCCAGAAACATCTGGTGGATTAACCATGCAATATCAGTGGTGTGAAGATCCTACTCAGCATGCTAATCGCTTTGCTGGTAATCTAATTACTGCTATTCAGATGGTTCAGCAACCTCAAGTAGAGCCTATCTTAGACTTTATTAAGACGTACGCTGACTTTAAGTTTAACTGGGATCGTAGAGCAGCTGTATGGACAAATATTCTTACTTCACTTGTGAGTGAGAAGAATAGATCTTAAGATTTGCTTTTCTCACTCTACACATAATATGTTCGTTATACCAGTCCGGGGATTCTAAACATCCCCGGACAAACTGTTCTTTAGCTTCAAAATAAGCCATTTCAGATTTATTATTACAGAATTTGATAATCTCTCTTTTAAAATTACCTTTACCGAAATGAACAATATCAGCAGAAAGTGCTGGAGAAGAACCGTAATAGTTTCTCCAGTCACTTTCTGCTTTTTTTACTTTACGTCTTGTTTTGTTCTTTTGTTTTACACGTCTGGTATTAGTAAATATCTTTTTACCAATGTATTTTTTACCATTTAATGTATTGGTAATTAAGTATATAAATCCAGCGTATTGAGAGATACAATCTTGTATCTCTTGTTCTGTTAGAGTATTACTATTAAATAGCCAAGGACTGTCTTCAGTTAACATAATATACCCTTTTCGGGTATATATTAGTTAGTCCTCATCGTCATCAAACAATTCATCATCATCTAGACCGTCATCGTCATCGTCATCATCGGCACCGTTATTGATATTCATACCACCACAGAACGGGCAGTAAAATGGCTCTGTTGCCTCGTCACTGTCCTCGATAGTTTCTACGGTAAAAACAGCGCAGCAGTCTTCACACTCGTATTCTTTATTCATTTGTTAGTTCCTCTACTTCTATATTTGAAGCTTTTAGGAAATTTTTGCCTTCCTCGCTTCTGTAGTTAGTTTTATAGTACACATAATTTATACCTGATTGATATATCAGTTTTGCACATTCAATACAAGGCGCATGCGTAACAAACAACGAAGCACCCTCACCACTCTCAGATGATCTAGCTAATTTAGCTATCGCGTTCATCTCGGCGTGAATGACTTCTTTGCGAGTAGTCAGCTTACCGTCTTCGTCTACTGATTCGCAATTATTATCCCACCCAGTTGGTGTACCATTATAGCCAATAGAGATTACTCTGTTATCTTTGACGATAACAGCGCCAACTTGTAGTCTCTTGGCATAGGAAAGACGGCTGACTGACTCAGCCATCTCCATATAAAGTTTCTTAAACTTAAACTTCATTAAGCTGCCCAGACGCTACCCCATGTACCGGTCAAAGCACCCTTGGCGTAGTCTGTAGACTTATTCTCAAAGAAGTTAGTATGAGTCGGAGCGTTTAACATTTCTTCAACCCAAGGTAGCGGATTTTTCTTTGCCTTGAAAATGCCTTTCATACCCATTGCGATCAAACGACGATCGCAGATATAACGAATATACTTCTTAACCTCATCAGCGGTAAGGTCTCTCATTTCACCCATTGAGAATGCAAGGTCAATGAACTTATCTTCTAGTTCTACCATCTTAGTAGCAATGGTATAGATCTCACCTTTAAGCTTATCATTCCAAATATGCTTATTCTCTTCGATAAAGGTTCGGAAGAGCTTAATCATATTTTCGCAGTGCATAGTCTCATCTACAATAGACCAAGTAATAATCTGACCCATCGACTTCATGAGACCGTGTCGAGGAAAATTCAGAAGCATGATAAACGATGAGAATAGCTGCATACCTTCAGTAAAAGCTGAGAAAGCAGCAATCTGCTGAGCTACACTTTGCTCATCCTGCGCAGACATCTCAGCAAAGTATTCATGCTTTTCCTTCATGGCCTCATACTCAAGAAACTGCTGATAAGTCGACTCAGGCATCTCTAGAGTTTCAATCAGATGTGAATAAGCAGCAATATGTAGAGCTTCACGAGCAGCAAACCCTGTAAGCATCATACGTATTTCAGGTTGAGGAAAATATGGTAGATAGTTCTTGATATATCCACCAGCTACGTCAATATCACCCTGAGTGAAGAAGCGTAGAATCTGAGTCAAGAAGTACTTCTCGTTCTCAGTTAACTTAGTATTCCAATCCTTGACATCCTCAATAAAGGGAAGCTCGGTATGCATCCAATGTGCTTGTTCGTGTTGTAG